CATCTGTGCTTTGATTGTAATTTATTATTCCAGAGCTGGATAATGTACCATTTGAAAATATAATTCCACTTTGCTTATCGCTGGGTGTTAATAACTCTAAATAAGTATGGTCATTTTCTTCTATAATAACTGAAGCATTTGTATCGGCTGTAGTAAGACTTGCATCAGATGTCATAATGTGAAGTGTTGTGTCGGGTGATGCACCTATACCAACCCCAGAGTCTTTAATAAATACAAAATCTGAAGCATTAACTCTTAAAGTCATTAAATCAGCAGAACCATGATTTTGATAAGCTATACCACCAGCATCTACATCACTCGCATCACCAAAATCAATAACGCTATATCCTGTTGCACCAGAAATTATAGCTAATCTTGATTGGTCTCCTGAGTCATCATTATTCTGTAGAACAAGTTGATGTCCAGCAAATAGTGTTGGCAATGTTCCAGCACCATTCACAATAATCATATCGCCAGTTAATACTTCTGAATATGCCATTGAACCACCACCATTAACAGTTAAATCACCTGCTATGGTTACATCCCCAGATATTGTACCGCCTGCGAGAGATACGTTTAGTCTATTGTTTGTAGCATCTAAAGCCGCATTTAAGGCTTCTTGTGTTGTGTGAGAAAATGCATTTACTGCATCTCCTGAAGAGTCAAGAAGAACTTTGTTAAGAACTTCTTTGCTTGTAAATTTATTAATGTCTGACATAATTTATCCTATATTCCTCCACCACCGCTTAAAAGCATTTATATTGGTTAAACTAAGGTTGGAACCTTTACCACTCTAGTGCCACCTGTTTTGTCTTTTTTCCTAACGCCATATCTCTGTACGGCTTCTTTAAAATTTCTTTCGTGTTTGCTAGATAAAGCCATTGATGTCTGCATCATACCTGCATCTGTAGCAGTACCTGCCCTATCCATATATAAACATTTTTTTACATAATCAACTACCGCTAATTCTAAAGCATTATCTATATCTAAGTTATCTGTCACCGCTGTAACACTATCTGGCTCAGCATAATATTGAAGAACTAATCCCTCTACTAAGTCTTCCTGTATTGCTTTTAATTTTTTTCTTGCAGATGTATTGTTATTACCAGATGAATCTAGTTCTGATAATACTGCAATCTTATCACCTTCTATCATATACATCAATTGATTTTCTGGGTACTTTATATTACTAACAAAGGAACCAGTTCCTGAGGTCGTTGTTGATATACTAGCCGCTGATGGCCCAGAACTTATTACATAACTAGAAGATGTAACCGCTCCAAAATTAGAATTTGTAATTGTAACTAAAGGAGCTGAAAGAGAAGTGGTAAATTCGTCTAAGGCGTTAATAGCACTAGAAGTTGCTGTTGCTATAGTATTAGCCCCATCACCAGAAGATACTGTTACTTTTACTATAGTAACACCAGAAATAGACGGAGCACTATCTCCAGACTCTCCCCACCATATAAGATAAGGTTTTTTTGAAAATCTTGGCTTTACAGTTTCATCTAAATTTACTCCGTTTATTAGTACATAGTCACCTGCAATAGCAGAGCCAACTCCGGTTATAGTCAGTGATGTTACTTCTTTTAATAGTGCCATATTAATTAGGTGTGTTTAGTTTGTCTTCATTAGCTATATCAGCTAATAATAAATCTTTCTCTATTAATCTAGGTATTATAATATAATCGCCTTCGTTATCAAGTCCGTAGACCCTAAGTATCTGATTTACTTCTATTGCGTTACCACTTGCATCTGTAGCTCCATCTGCTAAATCATAATACATCTTACCAGATTCTAAATTTATTTTAGCTGTAACTACTTTTGTTTTATAAGTACCTATTTCAACCAATGCGTCGTTTATTAAATTTAATATATAAGTTTCTGGAGCACTTGGAAATATCTGTCTAACTCTACTTATTAATTCTTTTACGCTTATGGAATGAACTGCCATATTAGTCTACTAGCTTAGCTAGCCCCTTGTCATAATCTTGTTGTAATTTAATTTGTTTCTTTTCATAAAATGAGTACTTTGCATTATTGTAAGCAACTCTCTGACTAGACTCTGTAGCGTAATTATTAACCATTTCAAAGTCTTCTCTATCTGCATTTGTTTTTAAATTAGTTAATGCGGCTGATGCATTTGTCATAGGAGACACATCTCCCATTAAATTATCCAAAGCTCTTATTGCGGCATACAATACAACCAAATGCTCTGCTTCATCTGGAAAGTTTGCTATAGTACTTACAGCACTAGCATCAACAGTTGGGAATGCAACAAACTGCACATCCGCTGTTTGACTAGCTGTAGGTGTAGGGTATACTTCTAATACATTATCATATAGGAGATAAGCCGGGTCTGTAGCCGTAGCATATTCCATATCTGTAGTGTCTTGTATCCTGCCTCTTTTAAAACTATCTACATATCTACAAGGCCTTTGAACTCCGCTACTATCTGCATCAACTCTAAGTACGTTTATTATTCTACCCTTAGTATCAATACTTACCAAAGTTGGTGTAGAATTGTTAAGAGTTGCTTTGTCAGCACATTTATAAAGCATAGATGTCGGTAAGGCATTTATAATTTCTTTAGCACCGGCTGTCATAGAATCATCCATAGCAACTTGGTCTGAAAATGTACCAATTAAATCTTGTATCTGTACGTCAAAATTAGCCATTAATTAACACCTGCCTGCTTAACTCTATCTGCCCAAATCTTAGATTCCTTCTCACTTCTATCCTTTGATATTTTTCCTATATGGTCATCCATACTCATTGTTGAAAATTCTATATCACTTCTCTTACCTATCTCACTTTGCATAAATAAATTAGTAGTATAAACAGACTCAGAAGCCTTATTGCCACAGCTTCTGCAGTAGAACCATTGTTCTGGGTTTGGTGTTTTACAATGTATGCAATTCATATTTTTTCCTTAGATTTGGGGGTTACCCTTTATTCGATAACCCCCACAGTTCTAATTACTGTTAACTTTATTTATTCAGTTTAAGCAAATGGAGTTGCTACAGCACCAGAACAGGCGACTTGAGCGGCCATATGCCATCTACCTGCGGCAGTTCCAGTACCGGCTGTATTGTTCTGAACTCCTACTAATTCAACAACTGCAGAAATACCAGTTGTAGTTCCATTCATTGAAAAAGCATCGTCATCACTTCCATCTGGAGCAAAAACTACGTGTTGTGCGGCTGTAGCATCAGCGGCATCCCACATTAAAGCATACCCTTCAAACAAAGTTGTTGTTGCATCACAAGTTATACTATGAGTATTACTTGTAACTGCACCAAGAACAATCTTTATCTTGTCTCCAACATTAGGAGCTGGAAGAGTAATTGCACATCCATCAAGTTTTGTTACTAAGTAACAAACTCCCGGTGAAGCTGTAAAGTTAGCTGTTTTAGCTTGGTACTGGTAAATCTCTGGAGATTGTCCGTACTTGCCGCTACTTGAGTTTGATATATCACCTCGCATGATTAAACTCCTTCTAAGTTTAAGAGATAATGACTTTCAGGCAAGCTTACTTCTAAGCCTGCTTCTGTCATAATCATATCCTTACGTAAATCTTCATCTGCTGATTGCACGTTAGTCATGATTTGAGTATCTCTATTAACACCATTACCAACCAATGGTCGGTAAGCAACATGGTCTAAGTCAACCATTGCTATGAAACCTGAAGCATTTCCTCTAAACAATGGTTCTTTAACCAAGTTTAAAGTTCCATGAATAGTTTCAAGAACCATTACCTTGTGACCAAATGAGCCCTGTTTTTCTTCCATATTATACCTTAAAGAAGAACTGCTTAGAGCAGTTGTAGCTGGTGGCTGGTTTGATGTATTATAAGACAATGAACCGTGTAAGAAAGAATCTTTACCAAGCTTGTTAAAGAAAGAGATTACAGGTAAACTAGCAAGTGCTAATTTAGAATCTCCTCCACCACGAGCTGGGTCATAGACAACTTCAAAATCAGATAGAAGCCTGTCGTATGTTAACTCACTTTGAGATGCACTCCTAAAATAAGGAGCTCCTGCACTGTAAGATAAGTCAGTTGTTCCGCCTACTGCGGTACCATTTGCTATTATATGACCAGCGATACCTTCGGTATATTGTATACCTCCAGTAGATGCACGTTGACCATATAACATAGCACGTTCAATATCAATCTTATGTTCACGAAGTTTAAGATTCCAAGTTCTCTGGAACTCATCTGCGTAACCTCTATATCGAGTTGCTCTTGCAGTGTTTGACATTTCGCAAGCTGTTTTAAAGATTTGGGTAAAACCAAAATCATTATCTAGCTCTTCTGAAAAAACGTCTGGTGCTCCAGAACCCTCTGCGAAAGACGTACCTATAACAGTACACTTAGCTTCATCAATAGATGCTCCGTCTACTCCTGAAATTGTCTTTGCTACAATAGTAGTGTCAGAGGAATTAATAACAGGTGCCTGCTCTATTCTAACAACAACGTGAGCTGGAACACTTGAGGCTTCTACTCCAATAGAAAGAACCATTCCTTTGATTAACCAATCAACGGATGCTCCTCCTATTGCTTTTGTTTCAACTACATATGTAGCCGAACTACCTACTGCTGGGATTGCAACATCCCCTTTAATTACGAAAGAACGGTCAGTCATTGAGACTTTTGTTCTATCCTCTAAAAATCTGAATTGTGGGTCATCTGTGGGAACTTTAGCTACTTTTGAAAGATACACGAAAAAAGGTGATTCTTCTGGAGCCAAGTCCGCTACACGGTCTGAGAAGTTAAATAACCTACGAGTATGATAGCCTGAAGCGGCTGAACCCGGGTCACCAACATTCACAATTCCTTGATTGTAAGTTGCCATTTAGGACTCCTTGTTTATATTTTACTATTTCTTGACGAGTTCATAACTCCTTGCCATACGTCATCTAGCTCGTTTGGTTGCTCAGGTGCAGACCCTTGAACTACTCCAGCCGTAGTTGGAATTGTTTTGGTCTTCTGAACAGCCTCTAAGTTTGGAGATACCTTTTCCTCACCGCCTTTATACTTTCTATATACATCAACTAACATATCCAAAGGAAGGTCTTCCCTAGGTGTAGTTGCAAATTGTATGAAGTCATCAGCCATTTGAGGGTCTGTCATTCCGTGCTTACTAGATAAATCCTGTCTTAAGTTACTTATCGCCATTTGCTGTTGAAACCCTGCCATCTGTTCTTGAACAGCTTGCTGGGCAACAGCTTTTTCTTGTTCTACCCTCATCTCATATGAAGGTGAACCCGGCTTGTAATAAGCTTCCCAAGGGTCAAAAGAATCTTCTGTAACCTTAGGAGCTTCTTCTTTACTAGCCGTATTACCACTCAAAGTGTTTCTCATCGCTTCAACTACGTCAGGCCTATCTTGTAAGACCCTTCCTAGTTGCTCATACTTACGAAGTTCATCGAGTTCATTATTAAGCTTGTCATAATCAGCGGCTTTCTTATCATACATTGACTGAAATTTCTTAGAGTCATCTACGACTTCTTCCGCTACAGGTTCGTCTTTAGTAATACCAACCTGCTCAGGCTCAACAACTGTTTCTAAAACTTCGCCTTCTACGCCTTCTATTGTGGTATTTTCGTGCATAGTGTCTTCCATTATTTTCTCCGATTTCTTTTAATTTAGCATCACCTATTTAAAGATGTCTATAAAAGCAGAACCGGGTAACGTTCCCACTACTTCTGTTTTCATTAGCTTACAGCCTGAGTCTCTGAATCAACAATTCGTTTTAGATTATCAACCTGTACCTTGCTCTTAAACTTGGTATCATTTTGAATCTCATTAAGCCTGCTCTTGAACTTCTCAGTTTCAGCCCTCTTTCTTGAGCTAAGAGTTTCACGCTCTGCCGTTTGGAGGTCTCCACTAAGTTTCTTGATTTGTGCTTCGAGTTGTTTAATATAAGACTGCATCTGAGCCATTTGGCCTTTCCGCTGTAAAACACCTTGTTTGTCAAAGATTTCAGTTTTCTTTAAAACCTCGACATCGTCTACCAGATTCATTTTATACGCTTCTAGGTACATCTGATATTCAGCTACCCTATTAGAAGGTAATGTTGAACCGGATATGATTCTCACGTCATAATGCCCGACGGTGATGTCATTTGTAATGGCATTAATTTCCTGACTTTTATTATCATACATATTTACCGTAAACTCCGTAATGTCGTTATTTGGCTGTACAATTCTAAACGTCTTTGCGTAAGTATAATGACCCTTAGCTAGGTTGTACAAATTTTTACCTAGCCTTGTCAAACTTCCTTCGATATCTCTTAATTTAGATTTACCACGAGTCTCGCCCATCTCGGCAAGCATCGCAGTACCACGAACTGTTTCAGGTGCGGCTTCCTTGAAGCCTTGCATTAGTTCTGGGATACCGAAACTTAAATCTATATAATGTTCTATTCTGCTCATTAAATTATAAAACTCTCCTGAGAGTGATTGTGGGGCAGGGAAGTGCGGTGCACCAAACTCTGGGTTATAAGGTATAACAGCATTAGGTCTAGCCCAATCCTGTTCCAACTGCCCCAAATCATCTACGCTCCCCTCTGGAACCATTAGTTTTAGTCCAGCAGAGGCTTGAGCGTGTGAGAGAGTGAGAGAGAAAAGCTTGTTCAAAAGCCTTTGAGAGTCTTTGACTTTTGAGATATCAGACTTTGGATAAGGAGTTCCTGTCCATATATTAGGAACTGGTATTATCGGATATATGTCTGTATTTAATATTTGCTCATACAACAACACATCACCTGCTGTTGCTGAGACTTTAATTCTTGTTTGCGTTACTTCAACAATCTCAATCATTTCAGCTTCTATTAAAAGCTTTGCGTTTTCAGATTCTATGAAGTCATTATATTTTTCTATATCTAGGATAACTTCTGAGCCATCCTGTTTATTAAATATTCTATAGAAAGGAACCTTTACTTTTGTAAATCTTTCTAGTATTCTATACTTATTAATTCTATTATACTCAGATTCGTATGCTACATCTGGAGTAAAGGATTGTGAAGAATTTTTTCTACCACCCTCAGGATAATCTTCTTCGTCATAATAAGTATCAATATCTTCTATAAAAGGCTCTACTTGAGGATACATATTAAGAAGTTGGTCTTCTGTAAGTATAGTAGATAGGATAATGCCAGATGCATCGTCAGCGTATCTATGTCTAGATGCTGGGTCTACATAAACTCTAAATGGGTCTAGGTAGGTATATTTAACCTCACCTCTGCCGTAATCAGCTTCTGGGTCTATGTAGGCGTATAAGTAACCCATGCCCGCAGTAGCGTAGTCGTGTACTGCTTGTTTAAACTGCGTGTCACCATCAGATATATCCCATATGTATTCAAGGACAGTTCTCCATACATTGGATATTCTGCTATCAGAATCCTCTCTACCAACCGCACTGTACTTAGGAGAGCGTGATGTAAGTAGAGATTTTAGTTTTTCTATTGCGGCATACACCCTATCAATAACAAAGTCACCTTGCCCTACTGCACGTAGAGCATCTGACTCTTCTTGAGAATAGTGGTTACCTAAAAAGAAATCTATAGAATCTCTTGCCTCCACATCCCATTCGGCACGAGCATCCTTCCACATTCTCCATAACTGTCTATTAACTTCTGAGTGTTGAGCTTCGTTCTTTTCTAACTCTCTAATACTAGAAATGGGTACACCTTCCTTTTTAGTGTTTAATATACCAAATTATATACATATAATGCAAGTACTTTTTAAATTTTTTGTCCAGTTACCCAAGAGATAACTCTTTTCTTTGTTTCACTTACAGGCTTTACTACTTTGTTCTCTATGAAGTCAGTAGCATCAAACCTTTTACTAACAGGAGGTCTGGCTTTGTTTACAGCATACCAAAGTCCATCTAGTATATCATCATTTTTACCTTTTGGAAACTGATACATCTCATCTACAAGTGATGTATGAGACCTTTTTATAAACATTTTTTTTCTATTTACTATTGGTGCTAATAAAGATTCTAATCTATCTTCTTTTTTTATACCACTAGGAGGTCTAACCCCCAACGCTATACCGGGGGCTACCTTTCTTTCTTTACCTGAAAGAGCATTAACAGCATCTTTAATTATACCCTGAGCTCCAACGTGTTCTACGTTTACACGTTTTACTGGCGAGAACTCCCTAGCGTACTCTAATATCTGCTCTGGCATATCGTACAAAGGTATATGCTCTCTCATATAGTCAACTACATAAATATTTCTATCGCTATCTATACCTATAACCATTATTATCTGATAGTCACTTGACTCTGTAGCTTCATAGGCTAAGTCAACACCCATATAAATATTAACAGGAATAGCATCGTCTTTGTTTACAAGATATGCATATCCATCCCTGCTCTCAAACTCGTGGTCATAGTTTTGTAGTCTATCTGTTTTAAATTTAGCATTTTCTAAGTCTCTAGCCTCATTCAAATATTCTTGTGCGAACTTATGAGATAGCCCTACGTCTTCGAATCTTCTGCGTATATCTTGCAATTTTTCTTTACTAAAGTAACTAGGCCATAGTACATTACCATCTGAATCTATTGCTTTGTGATACATAACATCCCAAGCATAACTTCTCTTATCTCTTTTAGCCTCTACGTAACCATCATATATACTCTGTAGAAATGAATCATAGTGGACTATAGTACCTATCATCCATATAGAACCTTCATTATCTGCTGAGTTTTCCAATGCTGGTTCTACAGTAGACATAACCCACTCTTTAATTTCTTTTCTTCTATCTGGAGTTTTTGTATTCAGCTCAGATTCAAAGTCATCAAGAACTATCTTAGTATATCTTAAACCTAGTTGCGACCTACCACGAAGTCTTTGTGATGTGCCCTTAGCTATAATCCTATCGCCTTTGCTAGTGGTAAACTCTTTCTCTGTCCACTTACTACCACGTATATCGCCAAAGTAGTAATTAAGTGCGGGATTGACCTCTATGTGGTTTTGTATATATTTAATGTGGTCTATTGCCTGAGATTGCTCTTCGGCTACCCAAGCTATAAATTCTTTCTTGCCTTCAGGATTAAAGTATAAATGATATAGTAGTGCTGTTTTAGCTAAGGTTGACTTACTGTGACCACGAGGAAGTATGATGCAGTTTCTTTTTTTAGAGCTATCTAATAATAATTCATTTAACTCATAGTGATATGTAGCAGGAGAAGACTTCATAAAGTCCTCTGGTAGAAATAGTTGACCAAAAGCGATAATATCTCTCTTGGCTAATTCTAATACACGTTCTTTTTCAGATACGTTGTTTTTATTTATGTTCGGAGCTTTAGGCAATCTTCTGACATCCAATCTTTTTTAGGTACTAATTCAAATACACCACCATTCTGTAGCAAAGCTGGGCCTATCGTATACATCCAAGCATCTACCTCATCATCTTTATTGTAGGCTTTAACCATTCTTCTTTCATACAATCCATAGGACACGCCTTCATATTGGTCATATCCTGCTAAATCCATATTATCTACGTCTATAACTTCTACAACCATTTCATTTTGGTTTTCATCAATAAATGCGGCTGGATAATTTCTGTGCCCGGGAAACACCAATGAGTAGCCATCTACCTTCCAAGTATCTCGCTCACCATTTCTAAGTGTTCCGTATACTGCTAACTTATTCGTCTTCATTTAGGTCTTGTCTAAATTGCCAGTAATCACTTATGTCTCCCATATAACCACTATCAATAAAGCTAGAATAAACTTGACTTTCGTAAAACAGTTCATAGATTTCAGTAGCAATGCTTTGTTTTGACATATCATCTTCTAATGACATACCATTATCGTCAGCGTGCTCAAGAACCTCCATCACTATTTCGTATAGATTCATCAACTTTTCAATTCCCTTTTGGCACTTGCCAGTTTCTTATTGTTTCCACCAATAGCTTCTAGTTGCTCAGATGAGAATCCTTGGAATACAGTAACGGATTCAGATTTCTTTTCAGTATCTTTCATACCAGCTATAGAAACTAATTCTTTTAATAAGGACACTTTGTCGCTATCTCTAGAGGTAGTAGACTCTATAATGTCCTTCATTTTTTCTAAGATATATAATGGGGTTATTTCTGCCTCATTCATTATCTTATCTATTTCTTCACGTATCAAACTTTTTACCCTTTCAGTGTTCATTAAAAACTTAGCTTCTTTTTCTGCGTACTTCCTACTGTTTGCAGGAAAGGCATTTATAAAAGCATCTACTATGTCATCTCCCTTTGCAACGTACTTTGCAAACAAAAATTCATTTCTAGTTGGTTTCTTTCTATCTCTTTTTACCTTGTATGCACTATCATACTTAGGACTAAAGGTATATATGTTTTTTCTCATATTGCCAGAAATCTTATAATTACCTGAGCATATGTATGTACCCATTACAGTTCTGATGTAGTCATCTTTTATAACACCATTCTTCTTAAGATACTTTCTTTTTAAAACCTGACACACTTTACCATCATCGCATAAAATCCAATCACCTTCAAAACCATCTCTCCAATTCTCAACTAACTCAGTGTTAGGCATAAACTGTTCAAACTCATTGACATCATCAAATAGTAGATGGTCTTTTTTATTTATGGTTCTACTTTGCATTTAATACTTTACCATCGACAGTACTAACACCATTAACTATCTGGTGTATTGTAACATTAAAGTTTCCATTTTTATGGAAATCCACTATAGCAAATGCGTGTTGCCAATTATGTTGTCTATTACCAAGCCATTCGTTAGCTTCTGCACTCATATCCTTCAAGCACCCTATTGACCACGCTGATTTGACCCCATCAATGTGTGTAACAGAGCTTTGCTGAATATCATGATGGTGACCATACATAACATTACCACCGAGACGAAGGAGATGATTACGAGTGTGACTAACTCCTGCAAAATGATGCCCGTGGTAAAAATTAATTTTACCAATCTTGAGCATTTTACCGAGCCTATGATACTTGTATCCACGCTCTTTGAGACGAAGAGCATTTTTAACGAGTATCTCTTTAGCCAAGTATGGATTCTCTTCAACAAATCTATTAAGCCAGTCTTCATGATTACCCTCCACGAAATGACGTTCTTTAGTTCCTGCTTTATCAAGAGAAGCGTCTATAGTGTCCATACCCTTGTTTACAGCTTTTATTTCTTCATATACAAAAGGAAGCTGATACTCCAAAGGTGGTCTCTTTTTCTTTTTCCACTGCCAATGAGATACAGATTCCCATTCTCCAGTATCACCTAAGTCTATATATATATCGGGCTTTACAAGTTCTATAGCCTTGCATACTACCTTTATTGCTTTTTTGTCTTCATACGGAAAATGCTTATCTGGCGTTACGATAGCTCTCTTCATCTAACAAAACCTTTTATTGTTTTAATTAATAATACTATAGCTATGGCTTCTAGAAAAAACCAAAGCTTACCAGATATCATTGTTATAACTGCTACTGCTGTTCTCATTTATTCCTCCTAGACAATCTAGCAGACTGTCTTATTCTATCGTCTGTTATTCCCGGTATGACCACAGTATCAAAAAAATCACATCCTTCCTCTACTCTACAAGACTTACCACTTAACTTAGAATCTAATGTAATAGATAACTTATCATCCTTTCTATTAAAAACACAGCCTACACATTTACCAGCATCCCAATTAGAGCAGTAACTTCTAGCTATGTTTAATACATTGGTCATATCTACGTTATTAATATAAAAACAAATAGATATATACGTCAAGTATTATTTTTTTAAAAAAAGTACTTGATTTATATATGGTTTTATTAGTAACTTATACGGGCTTTAAGCACGAAACTACTTAGTTTACTTAGTAAAAGAAAGAAATATATTACTAACGTAATATAAAAAGAAAGAAAAGATGAATGGCAAAGGTGATAAGGATAGAACCTCTGATATCAAGAGGTATAAAGATAACTACGAAAGGATTTTTGGTGGTAACCCTCCTATTGCAACAACTAGACCTAGACAAGATGTTCAAAGAGACAAGGTGGAAAGAGGTAGAAAGCGTAAAAGATAGTGGATATGAGGTAGAAAATATAACTGCAGTAGCTGGAGTACGTGGATATGAAGCAGAACACGAGATACTTAAATATCTTTATTATACAGTAGATACTAAAACGGGGCAAAATTCACTAAAAACTGGTAAACCCATACATATACTAGTAAAATAAATAATATCGCCATTAAAACACCAAATATCGCTAAATAACACTATGTTTACATTGCATACTTGCCTACTATTTAAAAAAATTACAATATATTTTTAAAATACTTGTTCTTAATAACTTTTTGTTAGTAAATTTAATAAATAAAAAAGGTTGAAAAAATGAAAAGAAGATTTGATAGAGCAATGTCTGATGAGTTTAGAGAGAATAGTAGTCACGAAAATATAAATGGAGCTATAAAACTAGCTATGGATATGAAAATTATAGATATTCTAGAGCCTACAAGTAAAACTATAGGTGAGTTAGCAGAGATAGTAAGCAGACTACAGAACGCAGATTCACTCGAAGTTATTGATATAGAGGTATTTACAAGTAAACTACACTCCTATTCCTAAAAAAATAGCCGCAGATTGTGCGTGAGCCTTATTTGCGGGATACCCCCCTCCCCCCTTCCCTTTTGTTGAGATTGAGTCTCATTAGCTTTTTGACTTTTAGTTGAGATTGAGTCTCATTAACAATAGCCTAATTGATACTGAGTCTCATTAACATCTAGCTTAATAACTGAGATTGAGTCTCATTAGCATTAAATAGCTTATTGAGATTAGGTCTCATTATCATTTAACGGACTACCCTTATTGAGACTGAGTCTCATTATCACAAAAATGCTGGAATTTACGGCAAACAAAGTTTATATCCTAGCTTTTTTATTGACTATTTTTTTTGTACTTTATGGCGTGAAAATAGCACAAAATAAAGAAAACGCTCAAAACGCTCATTTAATAGAAAGAATGAGAATAGAGAGCATAAAAGGAGTAGTAAATAATGAAAGTATCTAACAAACAACTGCAAACCCTAATCTCTACGGGTATTATATCTACTGAACAAGGCGAGGAGATGATATCCAAAGGTCTAGCAAGTGGATTCAGTAGAGGTAAAATAGAAGTATGCAAGAATGTAGGTAATTTTCTAGAGATATTAAATCAACTAGATGTCTGGTTTAGTACCTATGAAACTGAGATTAATGAGGAGATGTCTCTTAATGGACTTCCACCTGTCAAAAAGGTATCTATAAATATTGCCAAGTAGAGACCTTAGCTAGTAGATAGGGGCTGTAGAGATATAGCCTCTATCTGCTTAGACTATTCTCTAGACTTCGTATCTAGTAGATGCAAAAATAGTAGA